CGTTGTGGATTGTAAGTCTGCTAGTGGTGTTGGATTCGACAAGTTTAAACATAATAAATTAGCAGAGGACGATCCCTTTGGCTATGTTGCACAGATATCTGCCTATGCAGAAGCCAATGGTATTAATGAAGCAGCCTTCCTTGCTATCAACAAATCAACAGGAGAGATATGTCTTACCAAACTACATCACATGGATATGATCAATGCGAAGCAGAGAATCTCTCACCTTAAAGGATTGGTTTCACAGGATACTCTACCTGATAGGTGCTATTCCGATATACCTGATGGTAAGTCTGGCAACTATAAGCTTCCTATTGGTTGTGTTTATTGCGACTATAAAAGAGAATGTTGGGCAGATGCTAACGATGGTCAAGGGCTTCGTATATTTAATTATGCAAAAAATAAAAGGTATCTTACAAAAGTAGCAAGACTCCCAGAAGTTGAAGAAATAAAAGAATAATGCATTGGAAGTATACTAAAAAAGTAAAACCAGATCCTGATAAGTATTTTGGTTTTGTCTATAAAATTACTAACAAAAAAACAAAGCAAGCTTACATAGGATGCAAGCAATACTTTGTAAAAAGAAACAAAAAAAATGTAGCATCTAATTGGAAAGAATATATGGGGTCTTCAAAAGCTTTGCTTGAAGATATCAAAAAAATAGGAAAGAAAAATTTTAAGTTTGAGATAATAGATCAGTACGAAAACAAAAGAACCATGAAATACTATGAGCTTCATTATCAGATGAAGCTTGGAGTCTTGACAAAAATACTTGACGGAACAGATAAGTATGCCTATTATAATAATTACGTAGGCGGCAGGTTTACCAGACCAATTAAAGGAGCAGACGATATGGTAGAAATTGATAAAGAAAAACAATTACTTACCAAACAAGTAAACACATTGAAACGACAATTAAACCGTTCACAGAAAAGGATTGATGTTTTGACTAAGGACTTGGAAAAAATTCGTGGTATGAGTATTGATGAATCATGGAAAAAACAAAAACAGAATGAAAATGTAATAGACTTTCAAGCTTATAGAGAAAAAATTAAAACAAACAAAGAAGAATATAATGCGCTTCATGATTTTATGATTGAATGTGGTTATGATCCACACGATCAAGCAGATGTGGCTCAGTTCTGGGACGACTTAGAAGAGAGTGCAAGTTAGTACGATGACTAAAAATCTTTGGCAAAAAGAAAGAAAACAAATTTTTAAAGAACTTACCAATCAATATCAGAATGAAGGGTATGATTCTAAAACTGCAAGACGACTTGCCAAAGAAGAATTACAAGACATGTTAGCTGATCAAAATCAATTTATTCAGAGCATTCAAAATGATATTGATGAGTATAATTAATACGGTCAACGCCCCCTTTTCATGCGGGGGCGCTGCCCGTGAATAGCATTTGGAATATTGTGTTGGAGCATAACGATAAGAAAAAAGTTATGGAAAAATATAAAACTTATAAATCAGCTAAAGAAGCTCTTGATTATCGTTACATGTTATGGTATCATTTAGGATCTAATCCTGATTTTAAATACTCTGTAGAGAAAGTCAAAGAGAATGAGTAATATTTTAATTGTAATAGAAAAAAGAAAAGGACGGCAATCTCCAATAATTACTTTTAAAGAACCTTTTAATAACATGGAAAGAATAGATCAAATTGAAACTTTGGTTTCTATAGAAAGAGAGGTAAAAGCAAAACGAAGTAATATCGCTGATGATATGTTTCAATATAGCAAAGGTAAATGGTAATGGCTGAAGGCTGGCTAAAGAGAGGTCCATGTCCTGAATGTGGATCGAGTGATGGGAATGTCCAACATAGTGATGGACATTCTTTTTGTTTTGTTTGTGAGACACGTTTTTCTAATAACGAGGATTTTAATATGGAAACGAATACCGTACCAACACAGAAACCATCTTCCTTAAAAACTGGAGGTTATTTAGCAGCCTTAACTGATCGTAAGATTTCTGAAAACTCAGCCAAAGTTTATAATACATATGTAAACGATAATGGTGGCACTGATCAGAGCCATCACATCTACAAATACTTTAATGAGAGTAGTGAACATGTAGCTTCCAAGATTAGAAAAACAGAAAACAAAGACTTCTGGGTTGAAGGAGATTTATCTAAGGCTGTTTTATTTGGTGAAAATTTATTTAGTAAAGGCGGAAAATATGTAACCATAGTAGAGGGTGAACTAGACGCTATGAGTGCCTATGAGTTGCTTGGTTCTAAATGGCCTGTAGTATCTGTAAAAAATGGCGCACAATCAGCAGCTAATAACTGTAAAAAATCTTTTGATTTTCTTAACAGCTTTGAAAACATTGTTATATGTTTTGATAATGATAAGCAGGGAAAAGATGCAGCCCAAGATGTAGCTAAGATATTTGAACCTAATAAATGTCGCATTGTTAATTTAGATCTTAAAGATCCTAATGAATATCTTAAACTAAATCAGCGAGAAAGATTTACTAAAGCATGGTGGAATGCAGAGCCATATACCCCTGCTGGTATTATTAATCTAGGTTCTTTTGGTGATGAGCTTTTTGAAGACGACTACTGCGATACCTGTCCTTATCCTTGGGAAGGTTTGAATAAGAAAACATATGGTATCCGTACTGGTGAGCTTGTATGCTTTACATCTGGTGCTGGTATGGGTAAGTCAAGTATCATTCGGGAACTTGCACATCACCTTCTTAAAAATACCAAAGATAATATTGGATTCTTTGCCTTGGAAGAAAGTGTTAAGAATACTGTATTTCATTTAATGTCTGTTGAAGCTAATGCTAGGTTGTACATTAAAGAAATTAGGGATCAGCATAGCTTAGATGAACTTAGAGATTGGCGTAATAAAACTGTAGGTACAAATCGTTTCTTTGCCTTTGATCATTTTGGTAGTATCAGCAACGATGAAATACTTAATCGCATTCGTTTCATGGCTAAAGCTATGGATACAAAGTGGGTAATACTAGATCATTTATCTATCCTAGTATCTGGTCAAGAAGACAATGGAGATGAGCGTAAGTCTATTGACATATTAATGACTAAGCTTAGATCTTTGGTTGAAGAAACAGGAATATCTTTATTGCTTGTAAGCCATCTAAGAAGGCCAATGGGTGACCGAGGCCATGAGGATGGTCGTGAAGTATCTCTTTCACATCTACGTGGTTCAGCGGCTATTGCACATCTATCTGACTCAGTGATAGCTTTGGAACGTAATCAACAAGCTGATGATCCTATTGAAGCTAACACAACTGTGTTGCGTATATTGAAGAACAGGTACACTGGAGATACAGGCATAGCTACTTACTTGCATTATGATAATGAAACTGGTAGGATGTCTGAAATAGAACGCACCGACCAGATGGAGGACGACGAATATGATCAAACCCTTTGATAAAGATTTATATGATAAGTCAGATCCTCCTGCTAAAAAAGCAATGATAGAATGGTTGAACTTAAACGGATATGTAAATATAGATGATAAAGAAACAATGTCATTTGATTTAGTATGTAATAAGATTGACCATGATATTTCTACAATTAAACCAAGAGAATATTTTTATGAAGTTGAAATAAAATATTCTTGGAAAGGTAAATGGCCTAAACATTGGAAAGATATACGTATACCTTTTAGAAAGAAAAAATTAATTGATCGTTGGCAAAAAGAATTTCCAAAAGACAAACTAACATTTGTTGTGTTTAGGAATGATTGTAAACAAGCATGGCACATTTCAGGAGAAACTGTTGCAGAAAGTGAAATTAAAAAAGCCTATGGTCCTAACACAAGAAATGAAAATTACTTTCATATTAATGTAGAGGATGCCAAGCTAGTAGATATGTGATGAGAGCAATCATAGATATTGAAACTGATTCGCTGAATGCAACAAAGATACATTGCATTGTTTCAAAAGATTATGATACAGGAGAAATAAAAACATGGGTACTTGATGAATGTAAAAAGTTTCCAGAGTGGTCACAAAAAATAGATCAATTTATTATGCATAATGGGGTGTCGTTTGACGCCCCTATTCTTAATAGAATATTAAATTGTAATATTAAAGTTAGCCAAGTAAGAGATACACTTATTGAATCACAACTGTTTAATCCAATACGAGAGGGCGGTCATTCCTTGGAAGCATGGGGTAATCGTTTAAACTATAATAAAGGAGACTTTAATGAGTTCGAATCATACAGCAAAGACATGCTGGAATATTGTATCCGTGATACGGAACTTACTTGGAGAGTTGCACATCAATTGGAAAAAGAAGGTAAAGACTTTTCAGAAAAATCTATAAGGCTTGAACATAACATACGCACCATAATAGATCAGCAACAACGAAACGGTTTTGCTTTTAAGATAAAAGAAGCTACAGTTTTGTTAGCTCAACTAGAAGAAGAAGAAAGAAAGCTTGAAGCTAAGGCTCAAGAAATATTTCCTCCAACTGAAGTGCAATTAAAAACTAAAGTTAAGTATATACCTTTTAATATAGCAAGCAGAAAACAAATAGCAGAACGTCTTCAACAAAAAGGATGGAAGCCAAAGCAATACACAGACAAAGGCAATATTATTGTTAATGAAAAAATTCTAAATGAAATTGATATGCCAGAAGCTAAAATGTTTAGTAGGTTTTTCTTACTACAAAAAAGAACCGGACTATTGAAGGCATGGATAAAGGAATGTGAAGAAGATGAAAGAGTACGAGGTAGAGTTCTTACATTAAAAACTATTACAGGAAGAATGGCACACCACAGCCCTAACATGGCTCAAGTACCTGCTGTCTATAGTCCATATGGAAAAGAATGCAGAGATCTATGGACAGTAGGAGATACTAATAACTATTCATTAGTAGGTACTGATGCTTCTGGTTTAGAACTTAGATGTCTTGCTCACTACATGGGTAATAAAAAATACATAGAAGAAGTTTTGGATGGAGACATACACACAGCTAATATGGAGTTGGCTGGTCTTACTGATAGAGATCAGGCAAAAACTTTTATATATGCTTTTCTTTACGGAGCAGGAGCAGCTAAGATAGGTAAGATCGTAGGAGGAGATGCAAAAAAAGGACAAAAATTAGTCGATACTTTTTTAAATAATTTACCAGACCTTAAACAACTGAGAACAAGAGTACAACAAGAAGCCGAGAGTGGTAAAGTTAAGGGTCTTGATGGTAGGTATTTAAAAATAAGATCTGAACATGCTGCATTAAATACATTATTGCAGGGTGCTGGAGCTATTGTATGTAAGAAATGGTTGATACATATTATTAAAAAGATTAATATGTCCGGTATAAATGCAAAACTTGTAGCATCAATACACGATGAGTATCAGTTTGAAGTATTAAATAAAGATGTTAATCGTTTTTGTACGATTACAAAAGAAGCTATTGATTTAACAACACGGACTTTAAATATGAAATGTAAACTAGACTGTGACTATAAAGTAGGAAAAACATGGGCGATGACACATTAGAAAAAAGATATCGTAAGTTATATACGTCAGTCATTTTTCAAGCCTTAATGGATCTTACAAAACTTAATACATCCGTTACTGATACCAGTGTCTCAGTTACCAGAGGTAATGCACACGCATGGTTCTTTAC